TCAAGCGTATGAAGAGAAATTTGGGAAAAAAGAAGCCGCATGGTGTAAAACAGCGGAAGGTCAAGAAAGGGAAAACTAAACGCAAAAGTGGCTCGATAAGAGGCCATGGTGCGTATAAGGGAGTACCTAAGAGTCAGGGCTCCGATTCTTCCTGGGCTGGTATTGGAAAAAATATTGGCACAGGTGTTGGGGGCTTTTTCTCAAAAATATTTGGTGGAGGTGCATATACTGTCAAGAATAATTCAATTATGACAGATGCTGGCCCTCCTGTTTGGTCTGATGATGGTTCAGTTACAGTTAAACACCGGGAATTTCTTCAGGATGTTTCCGGGTCTGTAGCTTTTACCTTGCAGGCTTTCGCCATAAACCCTGGGCTTTTTGGGACTTTTCCATGGCTCAGTGCGTTAGGCGCGAATTTTGAACAGTATGACTTGCGTGGACTCGTGCTTGAGTTTAAATCCACAAGCGCTTCTGCTCTTAATTCAACTAATACTGCTCTAGGAGTGGTTATCATGTCAACTAACTATGATACCCTCGACAGTAATTTTACGAGTAAGCAACAGATGGAGGCTTATCAGTACACCACATCGTGTAAACCTTGTGATTCAATGATACACCCCGTTGAGTGTTCAAAGCGTTTGAATGCTCTTAGTAACATGTATTTGCGCTCAGGTTCAATACCAGTTGGAGCTGACCAGCGTTTCTACGATTTAGGCAATTTTCAGATTGCAACAGTAGGGATGCAGGCAGCTGCCGTTATTGGTGAACTATGGGTATCGTACAATGTGAAATTTCTGAAGCCGAAATTACCAACCCCATTAGGGGCAGGACTGCTTAGTTTTCATTTAGTTGAGAATGGAGCAGCTACCGCAGCAGCAGCTACCCCTTTTGGTACCACCGCCGGAGTCAAGTGTATAACGGCTGGATCTACATTGCCCACTGTGGTCACTGCAACAACGTTTACAGTGCCAATTGTTGGACGATTTCTTCTAGCGTCAGCATTTGTTGGTTCAGTCACTACAGTACCCACTTTCGCTAATGGTACGAACATTGTGTTCGTCACTAACGAGAGGGATAATACTGTGATTGCCAGCAGTGCTGTTGCAAGCTTTGTAGCCGTGTTGATTGCTGTCTTTGATGTAAATGCTCCTGGGACAGGAGCTGCTAATACGTTTACCGTTTCTGGTTTAGCGAATTTAGCAGCGGGCCAGGCAGACATCTTTGTGACGCAAATGTCATCCGGTTTAGCATTGACGTTAACCAAGGAATCTCTGGACGAGAAGTTGGCACGTTTCGAGGACATGTTTGCTCGTTTGGAATCTGGATCTCGTGCTTCATTTAAGATGTTGCAGGAGCCAGTAACTCCTGAGGAGAAGGAGTTTGTTGTGATGGGCGGTGACGAGCATTATAATGTTCCATCATTACGCACCAATCATCGTGCCAACCGTATACGTTAATATGGAAAGCTGATGTTGTGGCAGATGTGAATGTTTTGTG